GCAGATGCCACTGGTGATGATAGTTCAGATGCGGTTGTTAAAATTAAAAGGTTGATTAATCAAGTAGGTCCTGATTTTTGCATGATAACAGATTGGCCATTTTTGAGGCATGATATAAGTTTTGATATAACTACGTCCGCTTATACTTTTTCAGGAGCAAGTTATTTACCGCAGACCTTTAAAAAGGCATTAGACGCTTTTATTTTGCACAATGCAAGAAGATATCCGCTTGAAGAAGATAGCCTTCAGGAATCTGGTCTTTGGTTAAATCCAGCAGAAAATACAGGATTTCCGGATAGATTTGTTATAACAAGGCCTGAAAGCGATTATTGGGAAATAAAAGTTAATAGACAGCCAGACCAAACATATACTGTTTATATGGAGATTGAAAAACAATGGGTTGACCTTACATCTTCCAATGAAACAGTTATTACAAAAGAATATTATTCGGCATTTTGTCATTTAGTAACGACTTATAGATTTTTGCAACAGGGTGATTCCGAAAATTATACTATTTTCAATAATCAATGGGATGATCCACGTTCGCCTCAGAAAGGAATATTGGGAAGAATATTGCGTTCTATGAAAAAGCCGTTAAAAAAGACGCAGGTTACACCTAGATATAGGCCACATGCTCAAAAAAGTGATTATAACCTTAGGTAAAAAACAATGCTAAATAGAAATTTTAAACCTTTTATTTCTACCGCAAATTTTCTTGGTGTTAATGCTAAAGACACATCTGAAAATATGTCTCCGGGAGAATGGCATAGAGATAGTATCAATGTTTATTCAAATCCACAGGGAGCTATTGGCTCTAGGCCCGGATATACTACATTAACTACTGCATCAATAGGCACGGCGACTGCTTGGTGTGGGTTTTATGAATATCAAAAGCATGCGGCAAGCGCAACCACACAGTATTATATTGGCGGCGGGTCAGATGGTAAGGTTTATAATTATGCATCTAGCGCATTTACTGAACTTCTTGCAAACTTAACAACAACTAAAGGCGTAAACAAAAGATATTCTTTCTTTACACTTGACAATACCGCAGTTATTACAACAAACGATGAATTGTGTTTAAAATGGACAGGTACAGGCTCTGCGGCAACGATAGCATCGTCCGTTACTGCTGATTTTGGGCTTGAATGGCAGAGATACGGATGGCTTCATTCAGTGGTTGATTCAAGGCTTATATATTATTCGCCTTTGGGCGATCCTGATGGCGCATATACTTCTTTTTTGAATTTTGATATGGATAATAAATCTGTCATTGGTGCTGCTAAAAATGGCGATGATATGCTTGTCGGCAAAGAAGATGCTCTTTATAAAGTCCAGTACCGCGGGGCATCACCTTTGTTTAAAATATATAGGATTCCTTCAAAGGTTGGGCCAGTATCACATTTCACGATGAAAGAGCTTCCTGATGGTAGCGTTGTTTTTTTGGCTTCGGATGCTAATTTTTATAGGGTGGTAGGAAACATGGTTATTCCCGTAGGTGACAATATTCAGCCATATGTAAAAGATGGAGTTTATTCCAGGCTTAAATATGCAGTTTCTGGAATATTATCTACAAGCTATCAATACTGGTGTAGTTTTACCTATACTTCAGGTGTTACAACAAACGACAGAACTGTTCTTATGGATTGGTCGAGGCCTTATCTTGATAAATGGGGAAAGACTCAATACCCGTGGTTTATTTATTCAATCGGAGCAAATTGTTTTGCTGAGGTTTCAGTATCAGGCGAGGCTTTGCTTTATCATGGGGGATATACTGGGTTGATGTATAAAGATAATACCGGAACAAATGATAATGGTTCTGCTTTTAGTTCAACATATAAAAATAGAGTGGAATCTCACGGAGATAGATCCTTAGAAAAGAAATATGGAAGATTTGAGTATTCATTTGTGAATAAAGGTGACTGGGATTTAACTATGAGTTTTGTTGTTGATGAAAACGCATCTACTGAAAAAATTTTAACGCAGAATATGAATTCTGGGGTAGGTTTTCAATCATTATTCGATGTTGCAAAATTTGATGAAGATTATTTCGCGACCGAAGAATGTGGATATAAAACAAAAGACATTATGAGGCAAGGAAAAACAATACAAGCCTCATTTGGGACAACAGCATTAGATGCTGCTTGGTTAATGTATTATTACATAATTCACGCTAAACCATTAAGAAGAGTATCGAGGACTAGTGAATAGAGGAGGTGTATCATTGACCTTTTAGCTGATATTGGAGAATTAAAAACACCAGAAGATGTTGGCAAATTAGTTAGCCTAATTTCTGAAATAGCAGATGAGCTTGATATTTTAAATGTTGACGCGGATCCGAACGGAAGTGTTAGCGCTCGAAAAGGCAGAATGGCCTTATATGGAAGTAATGTTTACATCAATACTGATGGCGCAACGGCATGGACGAGGATTGACGCTGCAAGTGTAAATGGTACAGAGTTTGTTTCTGGTGATTGGATTATTTCAAGCGTGGCAACTGCGCATTCTGGATGGACGAATGTATCGGCTACATACTCAAATAAATTTATAAGAATAAATGCTACACCTTTAGCGACTGGCGGTTCTGATACACATACACACGGAGGGACAACAGGTTCCCATACATTAACAACGGCAGAGATGCCTTCACATAGACATATAGGGACAAGCCTTGGTGGTTCGGGTTCTGAAGTTTCATATTCTGTTGTATCTTCAAGAAGTACTACGCCAGATGTTGCTACAACATCAGCAGCGAATCAATTAGTTGGTGACGGTGGCGGACATACTCATACAGTTGCAAGCGCAGACAATGTACCTGGGTATGTTCAATGCGCTATTTTTCAGAAAGATTAAATAAGGAGGCAATATGTTTAAAATATTAAGAATTTTATTGAATGAAGTCGGGTCTACTCTTTCTATAACTCGAACAGTTTCAAATACTCTAATAACTGCGTCAGGATTTAATTCTCGATATGACGAGATAGAGGCTGTTGTAAATGCTCTTACTGCTGATAACCTTGGCTCTGGGGCTGTAACGGCGGTAAAACTTAATGCTGATGTTGTTCGGGCTGATTACGGATTGAAACAACATACCGATAGTACCTTGATGGTTGATGTATCTGACACGAATCCGAGTCTTGAGTTAACTGATGGAGGATTAAGGGTGAAGGTCTATGGGATGATAAATCGGACATCAAATGGGCTTACGTTTGGGCGGACAGGAGATGTTATTTTTTCTTCAAGTTCAGATACCCCTGACGGATGGACGGATGTATCTGCAACATATGCCAATGAATTTATTAGGGTTAGTGCTACAGCATTATCAACTGGCGGTTCAGATACTCACGCACATGGAAGCGTTACAGGCTCTCACACATTAACAATAGCAGAAATGCCAGCACATACTCATTCCGGTCATCCTTATGGTTCTGGTGCAGCTGAGACAAGCTCTCAAAGATGGAGTTCTGGGGATGGTTCATCTAAATTAAGTTCGGATTCAACCGGAGGCGGTGGCGGACATACTCATTCGATTGTAAGCGCAGATAATGTGCCAGTATATCGAACTTTAAAAATGTATCAAAAATCTTAAGGATTAATATGTTCAATTTAAAGAAAAAAAGGGATTTGGCGATAAAAAACAATATTTTAGATAATACCTCGCTATTAAGACAGGCCTTTGCGGAAAAGATGAAAGATGCGGCTTGTTGTCCATTTATGATGGGAAGTAAGTGTATTGGTAGAGCGTGCGAGCATTTTAGGCCATATAAATCATATAACGCAGAAACAAAGCAGGAATTTGAATTTTGGCAATGCTGCCATGTGGAAATGCCAGAGCTTCTTATTGAATTAAATAGAAATATTATTTTTCTGACAAATAAACTTCAAGAATTATTGTCTAAAAAGGAGGACATAAATGTTGAAAATTCTGAACATGATATTAAGAAATGAGCAAGGTATTCTTCCAGCTTTAGCAATAGCTGGAGCTGGAGCTTTAGGGGGTGCAATCCTTGGCGGAAAAGGCGACACAGAAGTTTACGACCCATATGCCGATCTTAGAGGTGACTTCAAAGAAAAACTTGGAGATAAGCTAGGAACGAGTACCGCATACGCTGAAAATCCTTTATTGCAGTCAGAGCAACCTGGGGTTGAGTCTGCTACTGAGGAAGCTATTTTAGGAGGGTTAGCGGGAGGCGCTGAGAAGAGAGATGATATTTACGATATC